AAAGATTTTTCCAATCGGGCAAATGAAGAGATGAGGATCTATAATCTGACCATGAAGGTGAACCGGTTGGAACTCCTGAAGGCAAATATCGGTCTTGAGATGGTATCAGGATTTGATGAGATGCAAAAATATTTCGATAAGAAGCTGACCGACAGAACACTGAAAGAGTTCCAGAGACAAGCCGGTATCCTTGGCAAGTCCGTTCTTAAGAATGAAAAATACGCTCATGCAATTGTGAATGCATCATTTAAGAATGCGACATATTCGGATCGTATTTGGATGTATCAAGGAATGCTCAAGGCTGAGCTGGAGAGTCTGCTTGCATCCGGATTGATTCAGGGACAGAATCCGAAGAAACTTGCAAAGCATCTGGAGAAGAGATTTGGTGTCAGTGCTTATAATTCACAGAGGCTTATGACGACAGAACTTGCAAGGGTGCAGACAGAAGCTCAGAAGCAGTCCTTTGTCAGAAATGGATTTGTCGAGTATGAGTATATTGCCTGTAGTAACAGTGATGCATGTTCGGTATGCAGGGCACTCGATGGAAAGCATTTCAAGGTAGATGATATGATGCCCGGTGAGAATGCTCCGCCGATGCATCCCGGATGTCACTGCAGTGTTGCAGCATATATGGATGATGAACTGTATGAGGAGTGGATAAACAGCTACCAGGAGCATAGATTGAATTTCGAAACATGGAAACAATTGCATGAAGAAGAGACTTATGAATCTGAAATGGGACGGCGATTGGTGAACAGAATTACAGGGATTTCCAAACAGAAGAAGATATTCAATGAAGGATTGAAAACAACATCGAATGAAGATGTGAAGACATTATTAAAACAGTCGTTGGGTAGAACTGAGATTGCAAGATCAAGTGGTAGAAAGTCGTATTATTCGGCGAAGGAGAAGAAAGTATATTTATCAAAAGATGCAAAATCGGATACAATAGCACATGAACTTTTTCATGAAATTGACGATACATACGCTTTGGTGGAAAATGGAATGTTAAAGAATTCCGTTCAGCAAGATTACAGACGACTGCAGAATCAAGCGAAAAGATATGGAAAAAGCATAGAGGAAATGTTATACTTAGAATATCCAGAAGCGTTTGAGGTTAGCAAATATGGAATAAAGTTCAAAGAAGAGTACCGAGGGATTTCCGATATTTTGAACGGTATGTCGAATGGAGATATATTAATGGGATATTCGCACAAGACCGACTATTGGAAAAAGTCTGGACGCTTGGAAAAAGAAAGCTGGGCTCAGTATGGACGTATGTTTTATACGGATGGTAAAGCATTGGAAATGGCAAAGAAAATATTCCCAGAAATGAGCCAAGAAATTGAGCAGAGAATCAGGAGGTTGATGAAATAATGTGGTATGGAAAAATGACACCAGAGTTGGAAAAGCTATATGACGATTACTACAAAATGTTCGGTCGTACTCCTGATGGATATATGGAGCTGGAATACGGAGAAGGCTCATATAAAGCGTATGTGAGAGATATAAAAAAATCATTAAAACTGAAAAAAGAATTGCCAGATTTTATAGAATAGATACCACTGATCATATCATAGTGATTGGTGGTATTTTTATACTCATTTTTAAGAAAGGATACGGTGAAAACATGAAAAAAATATTTATTAGCCAGCCAATGAAAGGAAAAGCAGATGAAGAAATTCTGGAAGAGAGAAAAAAAGCAATTAAAAGTGCAGAGAAAATGGTAGGAGAGCCTGTGGAGGTAATTGATTCCTTTTTCCAGAATGCACCGGCAGATGCAAAGCCACTGTGGTTCCTCGGAAAATCTCTGGAACTTTTAGCGGGTGCAGATGTTGCATATTTTGCGGAAGGATGGCAGGATGCAAGGGGATGCAGAATCGAGCATACCTGTGCTGTTGAATACGGAATTGACCGAATTGAACCGTAGAAAGGCGGTGATCCAACATCTCCCACCGACAGGGAATAGCCGGAAAGAAAAGGAGTGATGTAAACTGATTGAAGTAACCGTCCGCAAGGATGAAATAAAGGTATCTGGACATGCGAATTATGCAGCGCCTGGATATGATATCGTGTGTGCCGGCGTAACAAGCCTTGCGCAGACTCTGATTAAGTCTATATTAGATTTGACGGAAGATACAATTGAGTATGAAATGCAGCCAGGACTGGTTGAGATAAAATACGGGAATCTATCAGAGAGGTCGCGGACTCTGGTGGATTCCTTTTTCATTGGCATTTGTTTGATCGCTGATGAATTCCCGGAGTATATCCGGATCATGTAACCAATGTGACCGGAATGTCGTTAAACTACAAAATTCAAGATGCAATGGCCTGGGCTTAAATGAATGGGTTGGGGCAGAAAGGATAGAGATATGAAAAACAGAACATGGAGAATTCCAATGAGTAACCTGCAGTTATTTACAGAGCCTGGGGGAGACGGCGGTGGAGCCAATGGAGGAAACGGTGCTGGAGCTGTGCCAGGAAATGAACCAGAAAATAACGGTGGAAATAAAACATTGTCATTTGAGGAATTTTTGGCGCTTGAAGGAAATCAAGCAGAGTTTGACCGACGTGTTCAGAAAGCAGTCAATACCGCAGTGACCAACGCACAGACAAAGTGGAAGGCACTGACAGATGATAAGCTATTTGAAGCTGAGAAATTGGCTCAGATGACAAAGGAAGAGAAAGCGGAGTACAAGGCAAATAAGCTTGAAAAAGAGCTGGAGGATTTGAAACGGCAGAATGCCAGATCAGATATGGCAAAGACAGCGCGCAAGATGCTGGCAGACGAGGAAATCAATATCCCGGATGAACTTCTGGTCAATCTGGTGGCAGAGGATGCTGACGGAACCAAGAAAGCAGTTGAAGCATTTGCAAAGATGTACAAGGAGGCGGTGCAGGCTGCAGTCAAGGATGCTTTAAAGGGAAATCCACCAAAAGTAGGTACTGGTGGAAAAGGAACTATGACAAAAGAACAAATCTTGGCAGTGAAGAATCCGTCTGAAAGACAGAGACTGATTGCTGAGAACATCACATTATTTCAGTAAGGAAAGGAAGTAGAAAAGATGCATGATATTAGAAAATTAGGATTACAGGCATTTGCAGCGCCGGACGGAATGACTGGAAGCGCACAGGTCCAGGTTATGGCCAGAGAGATTGACTTTGTTACATCATTCGGCAAGAACCTGCAGGCACTGTTAGATATTTTGGGAATTACCAGAATGATCAGAAAAGAAAATGGATCAGAGTTAAAGACCAAGACAGTAAAAGGAACACTGAAGTCCGGAGAGGTTGGAGAAGGCGAAGAGATTCCAATGTCTCAGTACACAGTAGAGGAACAGACATTTGATAAGATCAAGATTGAGAAGTACAGAAAAGGTGTTTCTCTGGAAGCAATTGCCGACAAGGGATATGAAGCAGCTGTACAAGATACAGATGAGGAGTTCAAGTCAGATCTTCGAAATGTGGTCAGTGACAAATTCTATAAGCAGTTAATGGCTGGATCGCTGGTAGGACACGAGTTTACATGGCAGATGGCTGTTGCAATGGCAATTGGTAAGGTCAAGGATAAGTTCAAGAAGATGAAGAGAACCGTGACAGGAGTTGCTGTGTGGGTGAACACTCTGGATGTATATAAATATGTGGGCGCAGCGGATATTACATTGCAGACCGCATTTGGATTTGAATACATGAAGAACTTCCTTGGAGCAGACGTTGTATTCATCAGCTCTGAGATTCCGGAGAAAGTGGTTATTGCAACTCCGCTCAACAACATGGTCGCATATTATGTTGATCCGGGAGATTCTGAGTTCGCAAAAGCAGGACTTGTATTTACAACGGATCCTGAGACAGGATTTATCGGATTTCACTCAGAAGGAAGTTATGGCCGCATGATTTCCGACAACTTCGCAATTATGGGACTGCGTCTCTTCTGTGAGTATTTGGATGCTATTGCATATATTTCTGTAGGAGAATCTGATACACAGACTCTTGGTACACTGAATGTAACATCGGAAGCTGGCTCAGAAACAGGAAAGACAAAATTGACTGTAAAAGAGCAGTTGATGTCAATGAAAAACTGCTGGAAGTACAAAGATGCTGTAGCCGCAACTCCAGTAACTTTCGGTATGGACGTTAAGAATTGGTCTAAGTGGGATGGTGAGTCAGAGATTTCCTCAACAGCAGCTCACCACGTCACCTTGGTTGAATGTGATCAGAATTACAAAGCTGTTCGTTCTGGTGATGTAGCTGTAACTGTTAATGCGGGAGCCTAGGAGGTAAAATGTATAAAGTAATTGTGTATTTTACAGATTTACATGATAACGATCATGAATACCACGAGGGAGATATCTTCCCTCGTGAAGGTGTAAAAGTGGCAGATGAACGATTGGCAGAACTTTCCGGAAGCGATAATAAACGCGGAATTCCATTGATTGAAAAGGTGGAAGAAGAGCAAGAAAGGAAACCGGGGAAACAGCCTGGAAAGAAAAAGGAAGAAGCAGCATCTGAGGAGTAGGTGATCTGATGTTTTATGATACAAAAGAGTTTTATGATATAAAAGAACTTCTTGGAATATCGAAAGAGGATACACCCCAGGATAATAAGCTGATGCTCTTGCTCAATGCGACAAAAAACCGATTAAAGGTGAGGCTGGGTGGAGCAGAGCCGCCCGAAGCACTGAACTATATCATTGTTGATGTTGTGATTAAGCGGTTCAACCGGATTGGTTCTGAGGGACTTGCTTCACATACTGTGGAAGGTGAGAGCCAGGTGTTTGCGGAAGATGATTTCGCAGAATATGAGGATGATATCCAAGCATACTTGGACAGTTTGGAGAACGCTACGAAAGGCAAGGTGAGATTCCTGTGAGATATGATACACCAATTTTTTTTCAGATGGTTGTTCCGGGAGAGTACGATAAAAAGACGGGAAATTATGTCGATAATCAGATTAAAGAAGCAATAAGGTATGCTTCGGTTATGGATACCGGGGTAGAGACAATGAAACTGGTGTATGGAAGTATCCAACAGGGAAGTCTAACAATTCAGTTACAGAACCAGTATGAAAAGCCATTTGACCAGATTCGTGTTGGAAAGAAGATTTATCAGGTGGACAGCCGGAGAGACTTGAGGACAAAGCAGACTTTTGTAGTGTCGGAGGTACAGTGATGGGAATTAAGATTACTGGCATGGAAGAATTGCAGAAGAAACTGAAACGTTGCGAGAAACTGGAAGCTGTAAAAACTGTTGTTAAAAAGAATGGCAGTGAATTACAGGCGAAGGCGCAGGGAAAAGCACCGGTTGATACTGGACATTTGAAAAGAAGTATTGGACTGGATATTACGGATGAAGGTCTGACTGCGGAAATTGAGCCTACAGCAGATTACGCAGCATATGTGGAGTATGGAACCAGATTCATGAACGCTCAGCCATATATGAAGCCGGCGTATAATGCGCAGAAAGGGAAGTTCAAGTCTGATTTACGAAAACTTGTGAGGTGATGCTATGGATCCACAGCAGGAGTTATTCAGTGAGTTTTTAGTATCACTGAGAGAAAAGTATAAGGATACGGGTATTGGTGTGTATGATACGTTGTTACCGCCAGATGATACACCGTATCCTTTCGTATATCTTGCAGATAGTCAGCAGAATGACCAGAATACAAAGTCTGAGGCCATTGGGAGAGTCAGTCAGACATTTCATGTGTGGCATGACAATCCAAGACAGAGAGGGACGGTATCAGGCATTCTAGCAGAGATTAAAGCAATGTGCAGGATATTAGAACATACGGAGAATTATGCCTGGCAAATCAGGAATGTGAGCCAGCAGATTCTCCCAGACACAACGACAAAACAACCACTTCTTCACGGTGTTTTAGAAGTGGAATTTCAATTTAGTTAGGAGGATGAAAATGAAGTTTAGCAAATTACAATTATTTGCAGAGGCGGTAGCTGGTAAGAAGGTTATTTACCTGTATCGCATTATGAGCAAGTCAGCATCAAACGATGCAGTAGGACTTGCATTTACAACTGAGAATGAGCGTACTAAGTCAAAAGATGCTGATACGACAGCAACAAAAGACGGAACAGTGCGTACTCCGGGAACTTCGGAGGTCGAAATCACAGCTTCTAGTCTCCTGAAAAAGGGAGATAAATTCATTGACGAATTGGAAGATGCTTTGGACAATGATGAGATTTTGGAAATCTGGGAAGTGAACCTGGAGGAAGAAGGTACTGACACGAACAAAGGAAAGTACAAATCAAAATACTTCCAGGGATATCTTACGGAGCTTGACCAGACATCAAGTGCAGAGGATAATGTAGAGATTTCTCTCACATTCGGGATCAATGGAAATGGTGTGAGCGGTTATGCGACCGTGTCAGCGGAGCAGAAAGAAATTGCCACATATGTATTTGCGGATACACAGAAAACAGGAGCGTAGAGAGCCTAGATAACAGGCTCTCTTTTTCGTGTGCGACATCGCACCAGAAGGGAGATAAAGAAATATGATGGAACTTACAATTAACGGAACAGTGTATCAGTTTAAATTCGGAATGGGATTCTTAAGAGAAGCAAATAAGCTTACCGTAGTTCCGGTTCAGGGAATGCCGGGAACCACAAAAGAAATAGGAGCAAGGTATCTGATCGCTAGTGTTGTGGTTGACCAGGAACCAAATGCACTGGTAGATCTGTTAGATTTGGCAAATAAGGGAGAGAATCCAAGAGTAACAAAGGCAATGTTAGATTCTTACATTGATTCGGAAGAGGTAGACATCGATGAACTCATGGAGAAAACAAAAGATTTTTTATCGAAAGCAAATGCTACCAAGAAAGCAGTGAAAGAGATCTTGAAAGAGTACGAAGAACAGATGGCGAAGAAGAAGGCTCAGGAGCTGTAGAAGAAGACCTATATAAAATCGTAGCAAGGAATTGCTTTCGGTATTTTGGCTTCACGTCATTTAAACAGGTGGATCAGCTGACATTGGCAGAATATGAACTTATGATGGAGGCTTTAGAGCTTCGGATGCTTGACGAGAGTTTACATGAACATCGTCAGGCATTTTTGAATTTTGCGGTAAAGGCAGAAAAGAAAGCCGGTAAAGGCAAGACCAAACCAGTTTACAAGAGATTCCGGCAGTTCTTTGATTTCGATAAAGAACTGAAAAAAATGAAGAATCGAAGGAAACCATCCAGATTCGCTGGAATAAGCAA